TCAAGAAAATAATTCTCTGACTCGTTGACCTTGCTCTTTTTTATGTTCTTCAAGTAAGTGTGAATAGGTGTTTAACGTTTGTGATATTGTAGAGTGACCTAATCTTTTACTAATATATTCAATCGGTATGCCTTTTGACAGCAAGTAAGATGTGTGAGTGTGTCTAAGTGAATAGGGGGTGATGTTATCATCATTTAATCCTATTACTTCTTTTGCTTTTTTAAATGATTTACTCACTGATGTGTGACTAACCGAAAATAGTTTTCCGTTAATTCTACGTGGTAATCTAGCCAACTTTGAATTTATGCGCATAATATCTCTTGAGTTAACTTCTACATCTCGTTTTGAGTTCTTTGTTTTTGTTCCGGGTAAGTGAACTATACCATTTGCTTTGTTTAAATCTTTGTATGTCATATTGATAACATCGCTATATCTTGCGCCAGTAATACCTAAAATATACAGAAAGATATAACTTTCTTCATCTCTTTTTTTAAAGTACTCTAGTAAGTTTAAGTAGTCTTTAATCGTTATATATTTAAACTTCTCATCTTTAGATTTTTCAGTGCCTTTGATATTAACATCATAGGTAGGGTCTTTTTTTAAATAACCATCATATAATGCGTCTTTGATACATCTTGCTAAACAACCGTGAACCTTTCTCACGGTCTCGTCAGTATGACCTTGTGCGTATTTATTTAAAAACCTTTGATATTCACTTCGAGTAATATTTTTTACTAACATGTTTTCCCCAAAAAACTCGCTAAATAACTTAATTGATCTTTCGTACCAATAAAACTGTTTGCTGGATAATTGTTTTTTATTTTTTATATTTATCCAATCACTGTAGTATTCTTTAAATTTTTTGTTATCTTCAATGTTATTTCCGTCCTCCAAATCTCTAATCAATTGTTGTGCAGCATTACTTGCCTCTGCTTTAGTTTTGAATCCTGACTTTCTTTTCTTTCCTGATTTGAACGATGGATGTTTTACATCATACTGCCATGTAACTGTTGTTCTGTTTTTTCTTTTTCTAACTGTAAATGATGCCATTTTACTTCTCTCCTCTTAATTGGCAAAAAATAATAAGGGTAGGCGGGCTACCCGTGATTTAGTACTAGGTATTAAATATGATATAATAAAATAAAAGTAGGTGGTTTAAATGAAAAAAATATTTCAATTATTTATAGGTTATGTCTTATTATCATCTTTGTGTTTAATAGTTTATTCTAAAACTTTAGTATTATTCAACATTCCAAGTAATGTGGTTTTAATAGTATTATTATTTATAACATTGATAATTATTAGAATTAGACCCAAAGATGACGCACATTGGTATCAATTCAAAATAATTATTAATCGTGTTCATTTTGATTAGAATTAACAATTGTGTTTTGTGCTAATTTTTGAACATCATCAATACTCAAATCTAATGTATGAATCATGTCTTTAAGATTTTCTTTTTGATTTTCATTTAACTCGTTAAAATTTAAAGTTATACAATCAGAATCTTGTTTAAATTGATTATCAGGATTAGAAGTGTTATTAGACTCCGATTCTGTTTTTGAATTATCTTTTCCTTTAGATTTAAATAATTTATCTTTTGCATAAGGTAATAATCCATTAATTTTAAAATGTAATTGACCATATTCAATATCTCCCCCGACTAGGAAAAATGACAAAATTACTAAAAAGGCGCTATTTGGTATCGATGAAAACAATGTACTTAAGTCTATATTCCCAGGACTCTGAACGTTGCTTTTTACTGTAATATCTTCGTTTGCTGTTTTCAAAGCGTTCAGATAAGAGTAAAATTCTTCCCAATCTTCTGACGAAATATTTTCCGGTTTGTTGACTCTCAATGATAGATTTAAATAATCCGTTTTTATATATAAAGGTGTCAACAAACTATTTACATGGCTAGTATTTTCTTCTAATTTTATTAAGGTTTGATGCATTGTTAGCGTATATAATAAACTAGAATCAATTTTAAATCTCGGGACTTTATTTATCCAAGACACTTCTCTGTAAAATTTGTCCTTTGATAACGGAATGTTTTCGCCTTCGAATTTTGAAATCAAATTTTTGTCTGAAAGATTACTGTACTGTCTTGCACTATCAGTAACAACACCTACAATAAAATATCGCGACTGATAAGTGGGCACTAATACAACGTCGCCAACTTTTACAGTATGGATAAAATTGAATATTTTTTTAGATGAAATGGTTATAGATTGAGATGACATTGATAAATTACTATTATGTTTAGATTCTTTTAACCTGTGTTTTTCAAAAGTTTTTCTAAATACATCATAATTTGATTTAACTTGGTTGATATTAATGTTTTCCGAGTCTAAAGTTATTCTGTTATTTAATTCGAAATCTTTTGCATATTTGCCTCCAGACGCTCTTATAATCCAATAATTAGTTTCTTTAGGAATTTTTATAATAGGAAATGTTCCTTCTAAATATTTACTCTCCAAAGCGTTTTCGTTCAATTCTCATTTCTCCTTTAACTATAAAATTACTTTCCCAACAAGTTTTACACATTCGTTTTCATAAAAATGTAAATCACCATAAAGTGTTATTACTCTTTATAATCATCTGGATTATATTCATATCCATATTTCTCAGCATCTCGTTTACGAATTTGTTCTTTTTCAGCTTCTGAAGCGTTTGCCCACTCAACTTGATCATTCACCCAATTTTCATGAGCCTTTTGCTCTTGCTCAGTACGATATACACCATTATTATCGTAATCTCTCTTTTCAGGGGCTGACGAATATATTGATTTTTCTGCTCCACTTTCAACTCTTAAGGAACTTTCGAAAGCTGCAATAGCCGGACCCTCCATAACATTACCTTGCGGAATCACACCGTTTGCTACTGCGCTATTATATGCATTGATTTTGTCTAATTCATTATAATTTCCATAAATAATTGACTTTAAAGTATTTCTGTCCGTAATGTTATTAAAGTTTATTTTCTGTATATTCTTTTCATTAACATTAACTTGATTATTATCAACGTTTTTATTTACAGGTGGTTTTGTAACATCTTTTTCCTTATTGTTACTATTAAGTTTTTTGTTCTCTTTCTTTGTTTCGTTATTTTCTTTCTTTTCTTTTTTCTCATTATCATCGCTACCATTTCCACATGCGACTAAAATCAAAGTACTAGCTAGTAATAGGCTGAAAAATCTTCTCATGTTGTTATCTCCTTTTATACATTTTTATATTTCACTAAGTTTAGTAACTGAAAGGGGACTGAATCTAATTAAGTAATTTCTATGTATTACATCTAAACCATATATCGAAAAATATTCATCTAATACTTTAGATACATAGTCCTCGTTTAGTTCCAAAAATTCAGATAATTCATGTAAGTTTCGCACGCCACTTTGATTAGCTTCTATTAAGTCATCAAACGTTATTGCTGAATGATTTGCTAATCGGCGCGCTTTGTTTTCGAAATAACGATTTATAGGTTTTTTATAGTCCAATATATCCCCAGCGGTTATTTTGTAGTGTGCTATTTCTTCGTGTAAAATTTCAAGCTTCCTTAAATCATTCAATGACTTTTTAATGTAAATTTCCCCATCAAAAAAACAACCAGATTGGAAATCAGGTAATAAATCGGTTTCGTAGATTGGTATTTCTTCATGTTGAATAACCAATTCCTCATATTTTCCCATCAACTAACACCCTTATTTTCTGTTTTTTCTACGCTTTATTATTTCGATAAATTGTCTTACTTCATCCAATTCCTCCTCTGTTAAATCTTCTTTATCAAAGTGAGCGGCAATTGTATGTTGTTGAGTTGATTTATCTTCAGTGATATCTGAAGGCATAACATCAAAATAATCAGCGAGTAATTCAATTTTGTCTCTTCTAGGGTATTTGACAGCGTTAATCCAACTGCTTACAGTGGATTCTTTTAAATTAAGTTCTTTCGCCATATCAGTTTGTGTTTTTCCTTTGCGACTTAAAAGTTCTTTTAAATTTTGTGAAAGAATTTCTTTAGCCATTTTGTTGCCTCTCTTCTTATTTAAGTGATATCTAAATTATAAATAAAAGTTTACAAAAAGTAAAGTGTATTTACAAAAAACTTTACTAAATGTGTTGACACTTTACTTTTAGTGTAGTAAATTAGTTTCAGAAGCAAAAAGGAGGTGCAAACATGACGGATAGAATTGAAACGTTTTCTTTAAAGGGTGCTAGGAATGAATTCAATTACACTCAAGAGCAAATTGCTGATAAATTGGGCGTTTCGAGAGCACAATATATTGCATGGGAAAAAGGGGATGTTATACCAAAAAGTATGGTTGTATATGCGTTAGCATATATTTATGGTATAAATGCTGACTTGTTAAGAGTTAGCAAAAAATTTTAATATCAACTACACTTTAAGTGAAGTTAGTAGTTCGTTAGCTAACTTAAAAATCTAAAATCAAAGGAGAATCAATCATGCAACAAGAACAAGACCAATCATTTAAATTAGTAAAACTACAACTAAAATATCATAACCTTTCAGGACAAATTGAAGCTTATGACAAAACACTTAAAGAAATAAGATACACTCGAGATCTTTACAACAAATATCTAAGCATGAACAACGAAGACGCATTTGCTGGCTTAGAAATGGTAGAAGATGAAATTACTGACAAGCTACGAAGTGCTATCAAAGAGTTCCAAAAAGTAGTGAAAGCATTAGACAAGCTTAACGGTGTTGAAAGTGATAACAAAGTTACTGATTTAACAGAGTGGCGGAAAGTGAATCAGTGACGTTCACTTTCTTATTAGAAAATTTAAAGGAGACATACAAATGCAAGCATTACAAACATTTAATTTTGAAGAATTACCAGTAAGAAAAATTGAAGTAGAAGGCGAACCTTTCTTTTTAGGCAAAGACGTTGCTGAAATTTTAGGTTATGCACGTGCAGATAACGCTATTCGAAATCACGTTGATAGCGAAGATAGGCTGATGCACCAAATTAGTGCGTCAGGTCAAAACAGAAACATGATTATCATCAACGAATCAGGCTTATATAGTTTAATCTTTGATGCTTCTAAACAAAGCAAAAACGAAAACATTAGAGAAACCGCTAGGAAATTCAAACGCTGGGTAACATCGGAAGTTTTACCAACTTTAAGAAAAACTGGAGCGTACCAAGTACCTAGCGACCCAATGCAAGCATTGAGATTAATGTTTGAAGCTACAGAAGAAACTAAACAAGAAATTAAAAACGTGAAAGATGATGTTGTTGATTTGAAAGAAAATCAAAAACTGGATGCGGGAGATTACAATTTCTTAACTAGAACTATTAATCAAAGAGTTGCACATATCCAAAGGCTACATGCGATAACAAACCAAAAACAACGTAGCGAATTATTCAGGGATATTAATTCAGAAGTGAAAAAGATGACTGGTGCGAGTTCAAGAACGAACGTAAGACAAAAACATTTCGACGATGTAATTGAAATGATTGCTAATTGGTTCCCGTCACAAGCTACTTTATACAGAATCAAGCAAATTGAAATGAAATTTGAAAACGAAATATAGGAGAGGTTGAATATGGAATACATCGGATATGCAGACGCAAATGCGTTTGTAAAAATAAGTGGCATTTCAAAAGATGATCTAGAGAAAAAAGTTTACTCGAACAAAGAGTTTCAAAAAGAATGCATGTACAGATTTGGTCGAGGACAAAAGCGTTATATAAAAATTGACAAAGCTATCCAATTTATCAGTACCAATTTAATGGTAAATGAATACGAATTATAGGAGGAGTTATCAAATGAGCAACATTTATAAAAGCTACTTAATAGCAGTGCTATGCTTCACGGTCTTAGCGATTGTACTCATGCCGTTTCTATACTTCACTACAGCGTGGTCAATTGCAGGATTCGCAAGTATCGCAACATTCATATACTACAAGGAATGCTTTTATAAAAAATAAAAAAACTGCTACTTGCGCCAACAAGTAACAGTGACAAACGATTAACAAAATTAATTCACGTTCAATATAAAACGAAAAACGGAGGAAGTCAACTATGACTAAAAAATATAAAGACATGACTCAGGACGAATTAAGAGGATTATTATCTGAAAAAACCTCAGAACTGTATGATTTAGCGAAAGAAATTAAGGAAGAAACTGAATTTGATATTTTGCTTTTCTCAGCAATAGGAGTTGGCGACGGAGATTTCATAAAAAGTTCGAGTTCTGCGCTTGGCAATGCTTTTAATCTTGCTGAATTATTGGATAATGCTACTGATTTCAACGATGTCATTAACGTCATTCAAAAACGTAAACTACAAAAATTTCTTGCTATAGATGACAACAAGGAGGACTAAAACAATGTATTACAAATTTGGTGAGATAAAAAACAAAATTATAAGCTTTAACGGGTTTGAATTTAAAGTGTCTGCGATGAAGAAACATGACGGTATCAGTATACAAGTTAAGGATATGAATAATGTTCCACTTAAATCATTTCATGTCACAGATTTAAGCGAACTATATATTGCAATGGATGTAATGCATGACGTTGTAAACGAATGGATTAAAGAAAATACAGATGATTACGACAGACTAATGAACTTAGTCATGAAATGGTAGGAGGCATGAAAAGTGAATGAATTACAAGAGAGAGAACTAGAAACATTCGAACAAGACGACCGATTCAAAGTAACAGATCTAGACAGTGCTAACTGGGTCTTTAAGAAACTGGATGCAATCACAACTAAAGAGAATGAAATCAACGAATTAGCAAATAAAGAAATTGAACGCATAAATGAATGGAAAGATAAAGAAGTAGAAAAATTACAGAGTGGCAAAGAGTATTTACAAAGCCTTGTAATTGAATATTTCAGAATACAAAAAGAACAAGATAGCAAATTCAAGTTGAACACACCTTACGGAAAAGTGACAGCACGAAAAGGTTCAAAAGTAATTCAAGTTAGCAATGAGCAAGAAGTCATTAAACAACTTGAGCAACGAGGTTTTGATAACTATGTAAAAGTAACTAAAAAGCTTAGTCAATCAGACATTAAGAAAGATTTCAACGTAACTGAAAACGGCACTTTGATTGACGCAAACGGCGAAGTTTTAGAGGGTGCTAGCATCGTGGAGAAACCAACATCATACACGGTAAAGGTAGGAGAATAGATGACCGAACAACTTAATTTATATCAAAAAATAGCAGATGTTAAAGCGAATATTGCGGGCTTCACAAAAGATACTAAGGGATATAACTTTTCGTATGTTTCAGGATCTCAAATATTACACAGAATAAGAGAAAAGATGATTGAACATAATTTATTGTTAGTCCCTAATACGTCAAATGAAAATTGGACGACACATACTTTTAAAAACAAAAAAGGTCAAGAAGTGACAGAATTCATAGTTGAAATGGATTTGAATTATACATGGATTAATGCTGATAAACCAGAAGAACAGTATGAAGTTAGTTATCATGCTTACGGTCAACAAAATGATATTTCACAAGCGCATGGCACAGCATTAACTTATGCTGAACGCTATTTCTTAATGAAGTTCTTTAACATACCAACTGATGAAGATGACGCAGACGCAAAACAAAAACAAGATAAATATTCAGCAGTAAGTCAAGAACTTAAAGACATGCTAACTAAAGAAGCAAATGATTTTATAGCCATAGCTAAAGAAAGTGGATTCGCTGAAAAATACCAAGAACAAATTAACAAATTAGAAAAAATGAACGTCGAAGCACTGAACAAAAACCAAATCAATGTAACCAGACAACAGATAAAAAAATGGCTTGGAGGAATTGAACAATGAATACAGTAAATTTAATTGGGAACCTAGTGGCAGATCCAGAGTTAAAAGGTCAAAACAACAACGTAGTTAACTTTGCAATCGCAGTACAGAGACCATTCAAAAATAAACAAACGAACGAATATGAAACAGACTTCATTCGTTGTGTTGCATTTGGTAAGACTGCTGAAATTATCGCTAATAACTTTAATAAAGGTAATAAAATTGGCGTTACTGGTTCAATACAAACCGGTAGTTATGAAAATAATCAAGGACAGAAAGTGTTTACTACAGACATCGCAGTCAACAATATAACTTTCGTTGAACGTAAAAATAACGGTCAATCTAACAACCAACAACAGAACAATTCATATAACGCACTACAGAATAGACAACAATCAAATAACCCGTTCGCTAATGCTAATGGTCCAATAGAAATCGCTTCAGACGACCTCCCGTTTTGATGAGGTGTTTATATGAAAGAGATTTGGAAAGATGTTGTTGGATATGAAGGTATTTATGAAGTCAGTAGTTACGGAAGAATTAGAACGCATAAAGATAAAACGACTTATACCGAGAAACATGGTATTAGACATTGGAAACAACGTTATTTAAAAGATAAAACGCCCAACGGTAGAGATGTAAGAGTATCGCTTTGGAAAAACGGAGAGTGTAAGTATTTTCTAGTTCATAGATTAGTAGCTTTCGCTTTTATACCAGTTGTTAAAGGAAAAGAGTGTATTAACCATATAGACGGTAATCCTAAAAATAATAACGTTGAAAATCTCGAATGGTGTACTTACAAAGAAAATACTATTCATGCTTTCGAAAATGGACTTAATACTAGCAATATGGCTGTAAAACTAACAAATCACATAGGAATAGAATACGAATTTATAAGCATGGCGAGGGCTTCAAAGTTTTTAGGTAGGTGTCACGGATACGTAAGTGATAGGTTGAAAACTGGTCATGAACAATTAACCGATATTAACGGAAATTATTTTAAAGTAGAGAAGTTGGTTTAAATGGCTCAAATCAAAAACTATATCACTTAAGATGACGGCACAACAACGGTCGTTATCGAAGGTGCCGAGCTAGGAGACAAAGAAACGTTATTACTAGATAACGGCTACGAAGTCGAATGTGATTTGCGAATCGAAGACCCGTTCAAAATAACAGACAAGCAACGAAGAAAAATATTTGCGCTTTGTAACGACATAGAGAGCCACACAGGGCAACCGCGTGACTATATGAGGTATTTGTTCTAAGAATATGTAACGGTTCTGTACGGCTACGACAAGAGTATTTCGTTAAGTGACTGCACACGTATGCAAGCGAATCAAATTATCGAAGTAACACTCGATTGGATATTTCACAATGACATACCACTTAGCTACAAAACAAGCGACCTACTGAAACAAAATAAATCATTCTTATACTGGTCAACTGTTAACCGCAACTGTGTAATATGCGGAAAGCCTCACGCAGACCTAGCACATTATGAAGCAGTCGGTAGAGGTATGAACAGAAACAAAATGAATCACTACGACAAACATGTATTAGCGTTATGTCGCGAACATCATAACCAGCAACATGCGATTGGCGTTAAGTCGTTTGATGATAAATATCACTTGCATGACTCGTGGATAAAAGTTGATGAGAGGCTCAATAAAATGTTGAAAGGAGAAAACAATGGGAGAAGTATCGTGGATAAAACTTAAAGTTGGCATGTTTGATGACAGCAAAATCAAATATATCGAAGCTTTACCCGAAAGAGATACGATCATAACTATTTGGGTTAAGTTGCTAACTTTATCAGGAAAGTACAACGAACAAGGTTACATTATGCTATCCGAAAACTTGCCGTATAACGAAGAAATGTTGGCAAACGAATTTAATAGACCTATTAACTCAATAAGATTAGCAATACAAACTTTTGAGACATTGGGAATGATTGAAAAAGTTAATGGTGTCATAAAAGTGACAAACTGGGAGAAGCATCAAAGCTTAGATAGCAAAGCTAAGCATAAAGAAAAAAATAAATTGCGACAACAACGCTATCGTGAGAGACAGAAAAAGTTACTAGAAGCAAAAGGTAACGTTACCGTAACGTCACGTAACGATACAGAAGAAGAAGAAGAAAGAGAAGAAGAAAAAGAAGAAGAATATAAGAATAAAGAAGAAGAAAGAGAAGCCGTCTTCTCATCTTCAATAAAATATATAATTGCAAATTTAGATGATAAGTTAACGCCTAATCAAATGGAACAATTAGGGTTTGCTATTGATGATATAGGTACGAACGCTTTTGAAGTTGTAAAAGTAGGTGTTGAGTACACTAAAAGCAAAAGTGCGCATGGTGGCTATTTAATTAAAGTTTTAAACAACTGGGCTAAAGAGAATGTCAAAACAAAAGAAGATGCAGAAAACAAAATAGCACCTAGGAAAAATGCTACTGATGATGTCATAGCGCAAATGGAAAAAGAATTGAGTGATGACTAATGCCGATGAGCAAAACACAAGCATTAGAAATTATTAAAAAAGTTAGGTACGTATACAACATTGATTTTGATAAACCGAAGTTGGAAATGTGGATTGATGTATTAAGTCAAAACGGAGATTATCAACCAACTGTAAAAGCGGTAGATGGATATATCAACAGTAACAACCCGTACCCGCCTAACTTACCAGCAATCATGCGTAAGGAACCTAAAAAAGTGTCTATCAAACCGGTAGACAACGAAACCGCTACACACCAATGGAAAATGCAGAATGACCCCGAATATGTCAGACAAAGAAAAATAGCGCTAGATAACTTCATGAATAAGTTGGCGGAGTTTGGGGGCGATAACGAATGAATTACGGACAATTCGAAATTGAAAGTACAATAATCGCTACGCTACTTAAACAACCGGACGTATTAGAAAAGATAAGAGTTAAAGATTACATGTTTACGAACGAAAAGTTTAAAACCTTTTTCAATTATGTAATGGACGTCGGAAAGATAGATCATCAAGAAATCTATTTAAAAGCAACTAAAGATAAAGAATTTTTAGATGCAGATACTATAACTAAACTTTACAACTCTGATTTCATTGGATACGGATTCTTTGAACGTTACCAACAGGAACTATTGGAAAGTTATCAACTCAACAAAGCAAACGAATTGGTCACTGAGTTCAAACAACAACCTACGAATCAAAACTTTAACAACTTGATTGATGAACTCAAGGATTTAAAAACAATTACTAACAGAAAAGAAGACGGAACCAAGAAGTTTGTTGAGGAGTTTGTCGATGAGTTATACAGCGATAGCCCTAAGAAGCAAATTAAGACGGGTTATAAGCTCATGGATTACAAAATAGGGGGATTGGAGCCGTCGCAATTAATCGTCATCGCAGCGCGTCCCTCAGTAGGTAAAACAGGTTTTGCATTAAACATGATGTTGAACATAGCACGAAATGGATATAAAACATCTTTCTTTAGTCTTGAAACAACTGGCACATCAGTATTGAAACGTATGTTATCAACAATTACTGGTATTGAGTTAACCAAGATAAAAGAAATCAGGAACTTAACGCCGGATGACTTAACGAAGTTAACGAATGCAATGGATCAAATTATGAAGCTAGGTATTGATATTTCTGATAAAAGTAATATCACACCGCAAGATGTGCGAGCACAAGCAATGAGGCATTCAGACGGACAACAAGTTATTTTTATAGATTATCTTCAACTGATGGATACTGATGCGAAAGTTGATAGACGTGTAGCAGTAGAAAAAATATCACGTGACTTAAAGATAATCGCTAATGAGACAGGCGCAATCATCGTACTACTTTCACAACTGAATCGTGGTGTCGAGTCTAGACAGGATAAACGACCAATGCTATCAGACATGAAAGAATCAGGCGGAATAGAAGCCGATGCAAGTTTGGCAATGCTACTTTACCGTGATGATTACTATAACCGTGACGAAGATGACAGTATCACAGGCAAATCTATTGTTGAATGTAACATAGCCAAAAACAAAGACGGCGAAACCGGAATAATTGAATTCGAGTATTACAAGAAGACGCAGAGGTTTTTCACATGAACATCATGCAATTCAAAAGCTTATTGAAATCGATGTATGAAGAAACAAAGCAAAACGACCCGATTGTAGCAAATGTATATATAGAAACTGGTTGGGCAGTCAATAGATTGTTGGACAATAACGAGTTATCGCCTTTTGATGATTACAACAAAGTTGAAGAAAAGATCATGAATGAAATCAACTGGAAGAAAACACACATTAAGGAGTGTTAAAAATGCCGAAAGAAAAATATTACTTATACCGAGAAGATGGCACGGAAGATATTAAGGTTATCAAGTATAAAGACAACGTAAATGAGGTTTATTCGCTCACAGGAGCTCATTTCAGCGACGAAAAGAAAATTATGACTGATAGTGACCTAAAACGATTTAAAGGCGCTCACGGACTTCTATATGAGCAAGAGCTAGGTTTACAAGCAACGATATTTGATATTTAGAGGTGGCACATGGAAATAGAAATTACATTTAACGAAGTGTATGAGGCACCTATGGGCTCGCCTCGTCCACGCTTTCGTAATACAGGTAGATTTACTCAAACTTACATGCCAACAGCTTATACAAAGCATAAAGCGTATATACAAGGGCAAATGCCTAAGTTGAATCTAGAGCACGCACTAAAAATCGAATTAGACTTTTACTTTCCGTTGCTTAAATCATGGTCGAAGAAAAAGAAAAGCGAAATGGTTGGACAGTATAAAGTAACTAAGCCGGATATCGATAACTTAATTAAAACGGTATTAGATGCTTGTAATGGTCATGTATGGAAAGATGATAACCAAATTACAGAAATATCTAGCTCAAAGCGTTATGGACTAGAACCAAAAATAATCATGCGAGTTGAGGAAGTGATCTAATGCAACAACAAGCATATATAAACGCAACGATTGATATAAGGATACCTACAGAAGTTGAATATCAGCATTTTGATGATGTGGATGATGAAAAAGATGCGCTGGCAAAGCGCTTAGATGACAATCCGAATGAATTACTAAAGTATGACAACATAACAATAAGACATGCATATATAGAGGTGGAATAAATGAAGTTGAACGAAGTATTCGCAACTAATTTAAGAGTAATCATGGCTAGAGATAACGTAAGTGTTCAAGATTTGCACAATGAAACTGGCGTATCAAGATCAACTATTAGTGGATATAAAAACGGAAAAGCTGAGATGGTTAACTTAAATGTATTAGATAAATTGGCAGATGCTCTAGGTGTTAATGTAAGTGAACTATTTACTAGAAATCACAACACGCACAAATTAGAGGATTGGATTAAAAAAGTAAATGTATAGAGGTGGAATAAATGGGCAGTGTTGTAATTATTAATAACAAACCATATAAATTTAATAATTTTGAAAGAGAATTAATGTCAAAGCGAGGGATAAATGCTGGAATTGTTTCTAAACGTGTAAGAGGTTGTTGGGAGTTTTCAGAAGCTTTAGATGCGCCCTATGGTATGCACCTAAAAGAATATAGAGAAATGAAACAAATGGAAAAAGTTAAACAAGCGAGACTCGAACGTGAAATAGCTAGGCAACGACGTAAAGAGGCAGAACTAAGAAGAAAGAAACCGCATTTGTTTAATGTGCCACAGAAACATTCACGTGATCCGTACTGGTTTGATACTACCTATAACCAAATGTTTAAGAAATGGCAGGAAGCATAAATGCCTAAAACAGATATTGCGCGTAAAGAATATTTAAACCAATTTTTCGGCTCTAAGAGATATCTGTATCAGGATAACGAACGGGTGGCACATATCCATGTAGTAAATGACACTTATTACTTTCATGGGCATATCGTACCAGGTTGGCAAGGTGTGAAAAAGACATTTGATACAGCCGAAGAGCTCGAAATATATATAAAGCAACAGGGTTTGGAATATGAGGAACAGAAGCAACTAACTTTATTTTAAGGAGATTATGAAGGTGAAAATCAAACTAGAAAAAGAAGTGAACTTGCCTGAACTTATCCAATGGGCTTGGGATAACCCCAAATTATCAGGAAATAAAAGATTCTATTCAAATGGTATTGGGTGCAACTGTTGTGTAACTTTTGATGTTGATAGCATCTTATGTAATGTGACTGGATATGTATCAATTAACGATAAATTCACTATACAAGAGGAGATATAAAAATGAAAATCAAAGTTAAAAAAAGAAATGCGATTAGATGAATTAATTAAGTGGGCTTGGGAGAACCCTGAGTTGGTAGCAGGGAAAAGATTCCATGCAGAATATAGATATGATGAATACTATGTATTTTTTCCTTTGCATGATGGAAGAAAGTGTCTTATTAGTGATTTTATATCAGCAGATGACACTTTTGAAGTCGAAGTTGAAGAGGAAATCACAGAAGATACGGTATTTGATAGGTTGTTTGAAGTGTACGAGATCTCAGAAGGAGAATATATTCCTACATCAAATAGGAATACTAGTATAAACGAAAGTTTAAATGACGACAGATGTTTCCCTATCAAAGCATTCTACATCTTAAACGTCGACCTAACTATGACGTTAATCTGGAAAGATGGGGAGTTGGTAGTATGATGCAAACCTATAAGGTATGTCTTTGTATCAAGTTCTTTGCATCTAAATGCGATTATAAATTAAAAAAGCATTATTTCGTGAAAAGTACGAATGAGGAAAAAGCTACGAATATGGTATTAAAACTGATTCGTAAAAAGTTTCCGTTCGAAACAGCAAGCATAGAAGTCGAAAAAGTGGAGGTAGCATAATGATGCTGAAATTTAAAGCTTGGGATAAAGATAAAAAAGTTATGAGTATTATTGACGAAATCGATTTTAATAGTGGGTACATTTTGATTTCAACAGGTTATAAAAGTTTCGATGAAGTAAAACTGCTACAATACACGGGTTTAAAAGATAAGAACAACACTGAAATATATGAGGGAGATATTGTTGAGTTTAAATATCCTCATGACAAAAGTTTTAAAGAAATAGGGATAATAACGTTTTCTGCAGAAAAGGCTTGTTTTGTAATCAAGATGATAAGACATACAATCCAAGAATTTGAGTTATATAGAGGCGTTGCGAATAGCTATTTAAAAGTTATTGGCAATAAGTTTAATAATCCGGAGTTACTGGAGGAATTGGAATGACACAACCAACAAGAGAAGAATTAATTAATTTCATGAAAAAACACGGAGCTGAAAATGTTGACTCTATCACTGATGAGCAAAGTGCAATAAGACACTTTAGAGCTCAATCAAAAGTTTTTAAAGACGAACGTGATGAGTACAAGAAGCAACGAGATGAGCTTATCGAGGATATAGCTAAGTTAAGAAAACGTAACGAAGAGCTGGAGAACATGTGG